ATGAAAAATGAATTAAAAAAAGAGTTAGAAAAAAAATTCATTACTTCTGAAAAATTCTGCCAAGAGATTGAACAGATTGTTCTTAAGGAAAAGATTAATTATATCGACGCAATTGTATTTTTTTGTGAGAAAAATAACATTGAAGTTGATACAATTTCAAAACTAATTACCAAGCCACTAAAAGAAAAATTGAAGTGGGATGCAATTCGTTTGAACTTTATGAAGAAGACATCAAAAGCAAAATTGCCTATCTAAATAGAGCAGGGTCGAGGTATAAAATGAGCGATTTTATGAATTCTGAATTTGTCCGAGAAGGACTGGATAACATCGAACGCCTTCAATCTGAGGTGTTTGATGGTGTGTTTAATTATAGTGGTTTCGATTATGATGACAAAAGAGAACATCTTGAAAAAATGGAGGAGTTAATCGAAGCCCAAAAAATAATGTATACTCGTATGTCATTAAGTGACGATCCAGCAGCAATTGAACGCAGAGAACAAATTGAACAATTCGTGAAAGTTATGGGTTTTGAAGGGACGGACGTTCATGTCGTCTTTAGCGAAATGCATCGATACCTAGAACAAGCGAAGAAAGAACTTGACACCTGACTCAACCCATCCTATAATCTAAACGTACACAAGCCAAATCCAATGTCCTTTTCCGATCTAAAGAAAAAATCATCCCTTGGTTCATTGACTTCCAAACTCACCAAAGAGATTGAGAAGATGAACAAAACTGGTTCTTCAGGAGACGATCGTCTCTGGAAACCACAACTAGACAAAACAGGTAACGGTTATGCCGTTATTCGTTTCCTTCCTGCTCCCGATGGTGAAGATCTACCATGGGCAAAGCTATACACTCACGCATTCCAAGGTACTGGTGGTTGGTTCATTGAGAACTCTCTTACCACTCTCGGTCAAAAGGATCCAGTATCTGAACACAACTCTCAACTTTGGAATAGTGGCCTAGAGTCTGATAAAGATATTGCTCGTAAGCAAAAGCGTAAACTGTCATATTATAGTAACATCTATGTTGTCAAGGATCCAGTCAATCCTGATAACGAAGGTAAAGTATTTCTATTCAAGTTTGGTAAGAAGATCTTTGATAAGATCACTGCTGCAATGCAACCTGAGTTTGAAGATGAAGAACCAATCAATCCTTTTGACTTCTGGCAAGGTGCCAACTTTAAACTGAAGATCAAGAAGGTTGCTGGTTATTGGAACTATGACTCTTCTGAGTTCGCACGTCAAGAACCTCTTCTGGACGATGATGATGCTATGGAAGAACTATGGAAGAAAGAGTATTCATTGACTGCCATTGTTGCTCCTGATCAGTTCAAGTCCTATGATGAGCTCAGGACTCGTCTAGATTATGTTCTTGGAATCAAAGGTACTCCTCGTTTCCAAGATCAAGAGACTGTTGAAGAAGAACAACAATTCCGTAGTGAGAATCGTGCAGAACCAGCACCTTCAGTTCCTCAGTCAATGAAAGAAGAACTGACCGATCTTTCTTCTAATAATGCTGATGAAGAAGATGATACTCTGAGTTACTTCCAACGACTCGCAGACGGATGATTACTTCAGTCTAATATTATCTGCCTTAATTAATTTATTATTTACCTTCTGGGAGGATCTGTCGTAAGATAGTTCCTCCCTTAAATCTAGGATGGCTTGAGTGACGTAAGATGGTCTCAGTAATTGAATAGATCTTTTATTATTATTCAAACGAACTTCTTCTTCGTAGTATGTAATTCCCCTAACAGGATTTAATGTTGAATCACTCTCACTTGGATCATCGATAGTAAAATCAGAATCAACTCTGATTCCTTCAGGGTAAATTAATCTACCTTCATCATCTTTCACTTCAGTTGTTTCATAAAAAGAAAATTGATTTATAAGTTGTACACCATATTTGTCAATAACAAAATTGTATAGTTGTGCATCAGATAAAGGCCACTCATTATGAATGTTAGTAATATTATTTGAAACTAGAACCAACCAATCTAATTCTGCATTTCCATAAAACTCTTCAGCAACAATGTCGGGTCTTTCCCCATCACTAATTTCGTAATTATCAAACGCTTCTAATGTTGAACGTAGATCGTCTCTTAATTTGACTCTTCTAAAAAGATTTTTAATCGTTACATGTTGTCTATCAGAAGTTCTATCTGATAGTGGTGATGGATAACTTACGTTTGGTAACTCAGTGAAATATGCCATTAGAATCCAGCTCCGATTAGTCCTTGATCTGTATCATAATCTTGGTCATAAACTGGTGACAACTCTTGGAATGTCATTGATAGAGTGTATACAACTGGGGATCCATCATCATAAGTTGCATATGTACCAGTTCCAGTATAGTTTACACTACAATTTGTCATTGCCATTGGTTTGAATCTATTTAAGTATGGGTGCTCTCCAGATCCCTTTTTAAAATTAAGATGAAATATATCGGGAGAACAAAGAAAAGCAGAACTACTTGGAGATCTCTTTGGGGACATGCTTTTTTTCAAGATCCTAAGAATAAACTTAATTTGATTTGCTTCATTAGCATCTCTTGGTGTTAATTGATATGCAAAACTAAATGATCTTAAACCAGGTCCATTAAATAGCAACTCTAAGTTTGGATTCAAAACTTGACCTGTTGTTCTTGCTAGAGCTTGTCCAAAGGTAACATTACTTCCAAACGCTTGGAGAATTTTTGCGGTAAATCCTGCCTGTGCGGCTCTAATTACATCATCACTTGCTCCAATACCTCTAAGACCATCTGTAACTGTCTTCATAGCAGCACCTGGTTTGTTTTCCATAAGTTGCGGTCCAGCTCTCATTGCTATATCTTCTATAGCATTCATTGTGGCACCGTTCCATGTAACACCATTTGATGCTGTTATTGATGTTGGTACTGGTAAAATTATATTTGCTTTTGTTTTTCCTACTTGATTACTTAAACCTTGACCAAATAACTTTAGTGCGGTGCTCTCATTTTGAAATTTATTATTCGGTTTATAAGTACGAATTGACATCGAAAGATAATCCGAATAGTCATCAAGAACTGTTGTCGGATATCTAAAAGGGGCTAGTTTTGATTTCTTGCTTGCAGTTGGCATTAGAGATAGACCCTGTTTTAAATATTTAGTCGATAATTTTGATATGGTATTGTTCTTAGATCTGATACTTCTGAAGAGTTTACTAGGTGAACAGAACCAATAACTTCTTCATTAGTATAGTTTCTATAACTTCCCCAATGATAATTAATTCCACGAAATCCCCAGTTAAACTTTGCAACAACTGCAACCAGAGGATTTTGATCATATCGAATAAAAGGAGTTTTTGGTTGATAAACAAAAGTGCAGAAGTTTCCAACTTCAACTTCTGTCGAATCAATTGTTTCTGGTAGAACCTCCATGATCTCCATCATTAAATCATCTGGATCTTCGACTCCAGTTAATTTGTCAATCAGTGGTTGAATTCTACTGGATAATTTTTTTGTTTGTTTGAGTTTTTTTCTTGGCATTACTTAATACCTAGATCATCTTCAGTAAGAACTTTAAATTGCCACCTACGATCTGCACAATAATCTGTTGCAGCCTCCCATTTTGCTTGATTTTTGGCGTATTCAGTTACTTCATAAATGTATTTTTTAGTTTTTTTGCTCTGAACTTTTGGTTCTTGGCATTGTCTCTTGGGTTTAATTTCAATAATATATCTCTTAACACTTCCATTCTTTTCAAGAACCTTAATATAAAAGTCTGGAAAGTAACGATGTACTCTCGAATCTAATGGTGATCTATATGGAATGATTATTTCTTCACTACCCCACTCAAGAATATTTTCGTTAAGGTCACAATAGACCATGAACTTTCTTTCCCAAAGAGACCTATAAATAATGTTAGTTGGATTCCCTCTATACTTTTTTGTATTTGTGGGAATAAATTTACCTTTATACGCCATTTATAAAAATTTCACTATAGGTATTTAGAGTGCCAGGACCAAAAAAAATTTCAGATATCAAAAATACTTTCAGTGATTTGGCTCAGTCATCTCACTATGAGGTACAATTTCATGATTTTCCGTTTGGCATGAAGCAAAATTTTGCTGAAAATGGAGTCCTGAAAAGTTTTTATAATAACACTGCTGGACTGTTATGTTACAATGCTGTTTTACCTGGATCTAGTGTAGCAACTACAACTATTGAAGGTAATTTCACTGGTGTACAACAACAGTATGCACACACCAAAATATTTAATAACATAAATTTAAGTTTCTATTGTGATAGTCAATATCAAGTTCTAAGATTTTTTGAATCTTGGATGGCATATATCACTGGTGGTAATGGCATCCCAAATAATAGTGCATCTGCAAATCCAAAGAATCCTGGATACTTTTATAGAATGAGATATCCAAGAGGTACTACTGGATATAAGTGTGATAGTATGAGAATTTATAAATTTGATCGAGATTATAAAGCAGCAGTTGCATATAGTTTTGTTGGATTATTTCCTGTTTCGATTACATCTACTCCTATAGGATATGAAAGTCAAAACTCTATTTTAAGAATTAGTATTGATTTTAATTATGAAAGACATTACATGACAGCGGCTGCAGACAGTACTAAAGCACCATATCCATTTAATTTCAACTCAGGAAACACAAATCTTGGTGATGCATTTAGTAAAGCAAATGCATATTCGGCCGCCACTCAAAACGATACTGGTGAATACAATTCTAAATTATCAAAGTATTTCTCTTCATATAATGGCGAGACTAATGCAAAAATTACTCAAAACTTTATTGATGATTTCATTGCACTAAAAGGTAAATGGAATCCCACCGTTGGAAAAGGTTCTGATAAAATTAGTTTTATTGGTACTCCTGGTTTGGGAGATGGATCAGTTATCGGTTGACCTACTAAATAAAAAAAACCTAGATTATTTCAATACATTATGCCTTTACCAAAGTCTAACACTCCTGTTTATGAACTTGAGTTGCCATCCATTGAGAAAAAAATTAAATATCGCCCATTTTTAGTAAAAGAAGAAAAAGTTCTTATTATGGCTCTAGAGAGTCAAGATATGAAACAAATTACAACCGCAGTGAAAAATGTTCTCGCTGCATGTATTCTTTCTAGAGGTGTGAAAGTAGAAAATCTTTCTACTTTTGATATTGAATATCTATTCTTAAATGTTCGTGCAAAATCTGTTGGAGAACTTATTGATGTAATTGTCACTTGCCCAGATGATGGGGAAACTCAAGTTGAGGTTCAAATCAACATTGATGATATCAAAGTGACTAATGAAAAGGATCATAAAAAGGACATTCAGTTAGATGATGAACTTACACTAAGAATGAAGTATCCATCATTAAATGAGTTTGTAAAAACAAACTTCAATGGTGAAGATATTAATGTTGATCAAGGATTTGATATTATTGCAAACTGCATTGATCAGATTTATTCTGAAGAAGAATCTTGGAATACTTCAGATTGTACTAAAAAAGAATTAGATGAATTTATTGGTAATTTGACATCATCACAATTCTCTAAAGTTGAAAAGTTTTTTGCATCTATGCCAAAATTGACTCATACTTTGAAGGTCGAAAATCCAAATACTAAGGTAGAAAGTGAAGTCGTTCTGGAAGGGTTAGCATCTTTTTTCGCATAGCCCTGGCACATACTTCTCTGATGTCGTACTATCAAACTAATTTTGCCTTGATGCAGCATCATAAATATAGTTTAAGTGAGTTAGAGGATATGATGCCATGGGAAAGAGAAGTGTATGTTTCACTTCTCTTAGCATACCTTGAAGAAGAAGAACTGAAACGTAAGCAAGCAAATGGCATCTAGACTCAACACATCAAAACTATTACCATCACAAAGCACAGTTACAGCTTCTTCGGTGCGTGAAAGTCTTGTGGAAGTTGAGACTCAGAATAATAGGCAGCAAGTAGAAGTATATACTTTTTTAGGAAAACAATTAACATCTATCAATAGAAACGTTGAGTCTATTGGTAGAAATCTTGAAACTCTTACGAAAGCCATAAGTGGTGAGACAAGGGCAGAATTATCTCAAGCAGATGCATCTAAGCGTGAAAGATTACGAGACGCTGAAAGAACTGCTTTTGGAAGATCTGAAAATATTTTAGAGGGAAGACTTACTTCTGCAATAACAAAACCCATTAATGCAATAAAGGGTGTTGTAAGTAGTAAATTATTTGATTTAAAAAAAGCATTACTGTTTCTTTTTGGTGGTTGGTTGACCACTAAATTCCTCAGAATGCTTCAGGCTGACGCAGATGGAAATACATCTGAATTTGAAAAATTACAAAAAGAATTTGGTATTGCAATAGCAGCTGGTGTTGCAGCATTTGCAGTATTAAATCTTGGATTGATTGGGTTTATTGCCAAAATTGGTGGATTAGCTTTAAGAATTAGTACATGGGTAATAGGAGGCGGATTTAATCTTCTTTTTGGTAGATTTTTTAAAAAACCTCCTGCTGTAACACCAGGTGCGACACCAAAACCAAAACCTGGTGCTACTACAGTTCCTGGTGCTACGCCAAAGCCTGGTGCTACTACAGTTCCTGGTGCATCAAGACCTGGAGTACCTCCTGGTAGACTTCCAGGATCTGGTGGACCAATTCTCGGTCCTAGTGGGAAACCGACTGGTCCTCAAATGGGAGGGACTACCCCAGGTAGGGCACCTAGCATACCACCAAAATTTACACCTCCCAAAGTATCTGGTAATAAAGGACTTGATTTTCTCTTTAAACCTAGAAAAGTTTTTAGTGGATTAAAAGGATTATTGAGTGGTGGAAGATTTATAAGTGGTCTTGGAGGTATATTAAAAGGACTATATGTATATCAGAAAGTAAAAAATAGATTGAATGAAGGAATGTCGCCAGTTAGGGCAGTCTTACCTGTAATACCAGAAATTATGATGACTCTT